AGCCATACAACAGAAGTTGATTATTCAGAAAGGCCCGTGGTATGATTATGACGGAACGAAAGCTATGGGTATGAATGGGCTGAAAGACCAATTTCTTAAAGATGCTAATTTACTTGAGAAGTTAAAAGCCTGTGTTACCTAGAGATTATACTAAACAAGAAAACCTTATTGCAGACCAATTATCGGAATTCGGTCTGCGGTATGACCAACAGGTGCCCATAAACCAGTTTACAGCTGACTTCTTTGTGCCCGAATTAGGTCTTGTCATTGAAGCGGATGGGGTGTATGGGCATTTGGGAAAGAGGGATGCGTATAGGGATTCTGAAATAATGCGAGTCTTTGGGATAGAAAATATTTTACACATTAAAGATACTACTAAACAAGGAATAAAGGAGACATTATGGCAGGCATTAAACAACTTAACCAACGAGTAGAAACCAAAACTCGTAGCCGCACATCCAATCAAGATAAATGGCTCCTTAAAATGTTTGAGGATACCTTGGGGTCTGAACAAAGAAGTAGTCGAATTGGAGTCTTTTACCCCTCTATGTTAGGGAATGAGTGTGATAGGTATTTGTACCTAGCATATAGGGGTGTTCTACCTCAGCAAGTGATTAGTAGCGGAACCCAACGGATTTTTGACACTGGGTCTTCTTTAGAAGATAGGATGACGAAATACTTTGAACAAATGGGGATTTTAAAGGGGCGGGAAATTCCCCTTAAATGTGACAACCCCCCTATTTCAGGACGAGCAGACTTCTTACTTGCCCATGAGGAGCATGAGGAGATTGTGTTAGAGCTTAAATCCATTAATGATAAAGGGTTTAAGAACTTATACAGTAAGCCTAAACCAGAACATGCAATACAACTACAGATTTATTTGCAGCTATTGGACAAAGCCTACGGGATTGTATTGTATGAAAATAAGAATGACCAGAAGTTGAAAGCATTCAAAGTACCCCGAAGTGCTAAAGAGTGGAATACTTTAGTCAATAGGTGTGCTAAAATACAGGAAGCGGTAGCAATACCAGATAGCTGTACTGGGCCATCGTGGTGTGCTTGTAGGAACTATAAGGAGGGTGAAGATGGTAGAGAAGTGGACACCAATGAAAGCATTGGGGAAAGCGAATAGGGTTATAGATGACTTAATGGTTCCCCCGTTTAAGACGGATTTAAGTGAGCAGCCCAACCTAGAATTTGCAAACCTGATGAATGCTGATTCAAAAACGTTAGAAGAGTTTTTAACCTTATATGGTGGGTATAAAGCATATTTAGAGTCTAGGGTAGCAGATATTGAGGCTGGGAAGAATGCTTTAAAAGCAGCGTTTGATGAGGGGTATGCGACTGCTGGGTATAAAATGGCAGAGGATAGGGAATCAGAGGGTAGGAAGAAGCTGACTAGAGATGAGGTTCGTGGGGCGGCATTAACTAACTACCCCCAGTTACGAGAGTTGAGTCGGGAAATTATTGAGCAAGAAGCTACCTACGTGAAAATGTCTGGTATTCTTAGTGCTTATACTTCTGCGTATCATACAGTCTCAAGGATTGTAGCTCTCCGTATCTCTCCAGGGGTTAGTTATGGATAAGTATTATCTAGGGTTGGATTGTTCTAGTAAAGCTGTTCACGGCAGTATCATTAATCATGATGGGGTCTTGCAAGAAACTATAAAATGGACTTCCCCAATTAAGGATTTTGATGCCAGATTCGTGGCTTTTTTGACTAATTTTTATGAAGAACTGGGTATAATAGTAGAAAGGTATCCGTCTTTATGGGTGGCTGTCGAAGCCCCCATTTTTATTCAGAACCCCCGAACCACGATGCAGATTGCTTCTGTAGTGTACGCTACAAAGTTTATCTGCTCTTTACATGGCTTGAATAGTATATTAGTGCAAAATAAGACATGGAAGAAAGTTACGGTGGGAAATGGAAATGCAACGAAAAGCGATATTTTAGAGTATGCAAATAAGTTTTGGAATACTCAGTTTGCAGAACAGGATTGGGCTGACGCAGCTTGTGTAGCTTTGTGGTGTAAAAAATGGTATATGGAATTGGCAATGGAATTGGCAGAGGAGATAATATGAGTGTAGTATTTTATATGAAAGGGAAGACCGAGACTAGTGTAGAGTATGTTGATAAACTACCTGAGGGGATGACAGTCCAAGAGTTTAAAAAGCAGTATGGGGTAGTGGTTTGGTGCGACTATTTTGGGTGTAAATATAATACCCAAGTTGAAGATACGCAACGCACAACTGGTAAGCTGTTGGATAAACGTGGGTACCAACCTATTGGCAAAGATGCAGGGGTGTGGAGAGGGTTGTGTACTCGTCAAGAGATTGGGTTGAAATATCTCAAGGGTAACCCTGAATGCTTCACTTCTGCGGTAAGGAAAACAGGGAACATGAGTTTTGCTGGTTTGTTGCAGTCGGATGGAAGTCCTTATGGTGGCAGCATTGAATCTCAGCATATGGAAGACCCTTCATTTGATATCCCCGCTAACTGGGGGCAGGATGATAGGGCACCAAGAAGGGGCTTAAGTCCCCCCGATATTAGGGAGTATTAGAATGCCAAAACAATTCCCTCCTGAAATAAAGGAGAGGGCTTTAGGATTATACATTAAAGGTGATAAATCTGCTAGAGAGATTTCCGAGATGTTGTGGGATGACTTCGCCGTTGAGGTGAAGCCATCCACTATTTATTTATGGGCGAGGGAAGGAGAGTGGGGAACTCAACAGGTAGAAGTTCGTATCGAGGCTATTAATAAGATAAAGGAAAGCGAGGGCCAACGATTCGCAAGAACCCAACAGGAGCATCTAGATACATATGAATCTCTGCGGCATAAAGCAGGGCATGAGTTAGAACACTTAAATTTTGATAAAGCATCTGATGCTGCTAAAGCCCTCGATATGGGGATAAAAGGAGAGCGGGAAGTCATTAAAGGCATGGTAAATCTTCAGTTTGTACAGAATGTGTTAAGTGTCTTAGTGGAAGAACTTAATGATGAGGACTTATTGAAACGGGTGGCAGGGCGATTAAAAGCATTGATACAAACTGAGGAGCCGTCCCTTTCATGAAAGAAGAGATAACTACATTTAATGACGCATTTGATAGACTAGCAACAGGATTATTAACATCTGGAAAGGCCAAGGTAGGGTCATTCCATGAATTCCTAGTTAATATATGGGCACAAAGTTTTGATAACCCTGAATATTTTCAGGCTTGGCATGTTGGGGTAGTGGCTGACGATATTGAAAAGGCTATGCAAGCAGGGTTAAATTATTGTGCTGTTCTTCCACGGTTCCATTTTAAAAGTACTCTATTGGGCCACGCCTTTAGTGTGTGGAGGCTCTTAACGGCCCCTAGAGACTGTTCTGTATTGTATTTATCGTATAGTGATGGGATGGCTCGTTACCACATCTCCGAGATTAACAAAGCTATCTCTAGGAACCCCCAACTAGTGGAATGGATGGATAACCGTACCCCCAAAGCTGACTTCTCAGCTAGATACATGATTAATAATAAGCCTATGACCATCATGCATGGAGGTCTTTTCTCATTTAAACGGGGTATGCACGTTAATGGGGCTTTGATTGCAGATGATATTCTTCGTGACCCTGAAAACCCTTTGAACATTGGACAGGTGACAAAGGTTGAAGACCACTTCTTAACGGAGTCGTTATTTATTCCTTTGAAGAATGTCCCTGTTATAGTCTTGGGAACCCCTATGATGCCAGGGGATTTGCTTGCTAACCTTCAGAAGGATGAACGTTTCTTATCTAGAGTATTACCAGCCCTTGACCCCGTTCCTGGGCGCAGGGTGTTGATGCCTGAGTTATATGATGAGAAATGGCTTTTGCAACAACAAAAAGCTAGGCCCAAATCTTTCGCATCAGAGTTTTTGCTGGTTCCTCACTTTGCTACTGAGGCCTATTTTAGTGAGGAAGACATTGTTAGTTGCGAAGATGAGACTTTACGAGAGCTACCATCCACTCGTAAGTATAGAAAACAAGAAGGCTCCTTTGTTTTTGCAGGGTTCGATGTGGGTAAAAAACGGCACCCTTCTCACCTAGTTATCTTTGAGAGGGTTGGGGATACATGCCGTCAATTGCACCAATCTTGGTTGGATGGGTGGAATTACTCTGACCAAATAGAATACCTAAATGAAGTAGCAGAGAATTTTGATATAGATAAAGGTTATGTGGACAATACTAGGGGGGAGTTGGAGGATAGAGGGTTGGACTATAGGTGGCATCCGTTGACCTTTACTGTCAAGTCCAAAAACACGATGGCACAGATTTTTGAGGAATACGTTCTTTCTGGGAAACTTAAACTTCTTAAAGATGAGAGGCAGAAGCAGCAAATATTGTCAGTTAGTAATGAATTAAAGGCACCTGAAACCCCTATGGGGCATGGGGATGCCTTCTTTTCCATTGGTATGGCTTTATTAGCTTCCTGGGAAACAGGGCAGTATGGGTTCACAAATCTAGGGAATCTACAAGGGTTCCTTGACCCAGAAGACCCAGCAGAGATGAAGGAAACAGGGAAGCCCCCAGCCTTCTTGGAACCGGAACTTGACCCAGTTAAGGAAATGGCGTTGCCAGGAGGGGTCAAGGTGGACTATAATAGTGCAATGAACCAAGACCTAACGATGGCAGATTGCCCAAATCCAACTTGTGAAGAGATTATTTGCAAACCTGAATTTTGGGTACCAGAACGTAAACTTTGTATATTTTGTGGACATAGGGGGTAGGAGATTGATAGACACACACATTTCTGAACAAGCAGAAACCATTTTAGCTCACCGATACTTTTTAAAGGATGCCGAAGGGACTCCAATTGAAAACGCTCCTGAGCTTTTTTGGAGGGTTGCCACAGCTATTGCTGATGTTGACAGTCAGTATGGGAGCATGGGACAAGAGAAGACAGTGGTGACACGTGATTTCTTTGAGATGATGAGGGGGTTAGAATTTCTACCCAACTCTCCTACCTTGATGAATGCAGGAACGGCGCAAGGCACATTATCAGCTTGTTTTGTTTTGCCCCTAGAAGATAGCATGGAGGAAATCATGAAGGCTGCTACAGATGCAGCTATGGTACAAAAATTCGGTGGTGGCACAGGTTTTGCCCTGTCTAAAATTAGACCCAAAGGTGCGTCGATTAAATCCACGCATGGCATTGCCTGCGGCCCTATAGAAGTGCTTAAAACCCTGTCTAGGGTATCCAGTATGATAACGCAAGGGGGCAAGCGTGACGGGGCTAACATGGCTGTCCTAAGTGTTCGACATCCAGATATCCTTTCTTTTATTGAATGTAAGAAAACAGAGGGCGATATACATAATTTTAATATTTCTGTTGCTGTTGACACCCCCTTTATGAATGCAGTTAAACTGGGCCAGGACTACACATTAAATGACCCTAAAACAGATTTACCAGTCTCAGTTTTAAATGCGAGAGAAGTCTTTTTAAAGATTGTCCAGGGAGCGTGGCGTAATGGGGAACCTGGGATGATATTCCTAGATAGAATGAATGAAGATAATACAGTTCGTGAAGAATATGGAGATATCATTGCAACGAATCCTTGTGGAGAACAACCACTTTTAGGGTATGAAAGCTGTAATCTGGGGTCAATCAATGTCGCTAAGTTTGTGCTTCCATACGTTGGGCCTGGGGATTGGGAAGCCCAAATTGATTGGGACAAACTGCAACATGTAGTCCGTACTGCGGTACATTTCCTTGATAATGTCATTGATGCGAATGAGTATAGTATCCCTGAGATTGAAAAAATGACCAAAGCAACTCGTAAGATTGGCTTAGGTATTATGGGTTTTGCTGATTTATTGATTAGATTGCGTATTCCCTACAATTCTGAGGAGGCACGGACAGTTGGAGACGAGGTGATGCGATTTATTAATCATATGTCAAGTGTTAAATCATTAGAACTAGGTTCGCTTAGAGGAACTTTCCCCGCTTGGGAACATAGTAGTTATAAGATTCAAGAAAATTATAGGAACGCTTGTCGTTTGACGGTAGCCCCTACGGGCACTATTTCTATGATTGCGGGGTGCGCTAGTGGAATTGAACCTCTATTTGCTTTGGCGTGGCGTAAACAGAATATATTGGAAGGTCAGACCCTATTCTATAGTAATGAAGAGTTTAAAAAAGACGCGCAAGAAAATAATTTCTATTCTGAAGACCTTATGCTTTATTTGGCCTCTGGTGGCTCTTTAAAAAACCGTGATGATGTTCCAGATTGGGCTAAAGAAGTATACGTAACCGCTCAAGACATTTCTCCTGAAGACCATGTATTAATGCAAGCCCGTTTTCAACAATATGTGGATGCTGGCATATCTAAAACTATTAATTTTGCGTCTGAGGCTACCTTAGAAGATGTGTTTGAAGCTTATATGACAGCTTGGGAGACTGGATGTAAAGGAATTACAGTATATCGTAATGGTAGTAGAGAGAAGGAGGTGTTGGTAACGGGGCATTTAGAAGGGGAAACTCCTAAATGTGATTGTGAGTCTCCGTTGATTGTGCAAGAAAGTGGTTGTGAGACTTGTAAAGTATGTGGCTGGAGTGCATGTAAGATTTCGTAAGAAAAACAGATTTTATGGTATAATGTATTAGAGAAGTATAGTAGGAGGGTAATTATGGTAGGAATGTTCTTAAAAGACAGGGAAACTCAATATACAGCTAATAGGGATGACGTAAGTAAAACCTGGCGTGTTTTAGATACGTGGCATGAAGATTTGACTAGTTTAGGGCCAGAGGATGAGGTTGAAGATAATAGTAAAGCAGTCACGGTTCTAACGGAAGGTGCTTTCATAGCCCTGGTTAAAGAGGCTGCAAGGCTAGGCACGTTGCAAAATGCTAATTTCGGGGAGAACCCTGAATTAGAAGAGGAAAATGCTGCCTTACGGATGGAAATGCTATCTATGGAAGCTCAGGTTAAACAAGTAGTTACTGCCCCTCCCCCAGCCCCTCAAACACCTAAATCTGAAGGGTATTTGCTTAAAGAAATGGCTATGCAAACAATGCTTAAACTTACCAGTATGTCAGACATAGAAAATTTGACAAAGGATTAATTTATGAGACTACAGGATTATCTACCTGAGGTACCTAAACTAGCCCAAACTGTCATTAATCTCAATGAGCAAATCAACTTTTTAGATTTAATGAAGTCTGGGAGTGGGGAAACAGGCCGTGCCCCTACTATAGGTCTAGACCACGTAGTGAATACGTGGGTACGGCATCAAATGGCGTATCGTCAGCAGCTTGTGATGGACTTGCAAATGTTGGCCTATTCGATTGAAGAGGTGCGTTCTCCCTTACAGCATATTACTGGAGAAGTGTTCAGGAGAGGCATTGAGTGGGTGCCTCTAGTAGAAAACCCTGACCCTAACCAGCAAAAACGGCTGGTTGATTTCATGGATGACTGTAATATCTTTGACCAATCCTTGGAAGAAGTACTTAGACAGTTCCATTTTGATTTGAATGCTATTGATGATGCATTCTTGTACATAGTAAAAGAATATAAGAAGTTAGACGATGGTAGTATGCGGTCTAAGGTCAATGAGATTAGACGGTTGAACCCTGCTCTAGTGGAATTTGACCTAGACGCAGCAGGATTGCCTAAAAATGCTCACTTTTTATGCCCCATTCACAGAGAGGAAGTTCAAGAAGACCCTGGAGAATGTGCTGAGAAGGACTGTGAAATTACATTACAGCCTGTGATGTATAAATACTATCACCGAAATGCACACATCTTTTTATTGGACTCTGAAATTATTCATATATCTAAGTTCTCTCCTAGTGAGACTTACGGGTGGAGTCCAATTCTTACCATCTTTGAAAAAGCGTTAACTTTGATTGGTATGGATAAAAATCTGTACAGATATTTCTTTGAACGGAAAATGCCAGCTAGTATGATGATGGTATTTACTGATGACCCTGAATCATTGCGTAGAGAAAGACAGCAGATTGCTGCACAAACCAGGCTTGACCCTAACTACATACCAATGGTAGCCGTATCTTCTCGTAATAATCGTGGAAGAGTGGACATGGTACGTTTGTTCCATACCTTAAATGAGATGGACTATCTCCCCGTTAGGGCAGAGATACGAGAACGTGTTGCTGCTATGTGGGGGGTAACTCCTGCTTGGCAGGGTGCCCCTGAAGCTTTCGGTGGCCTGTCTACCCAAACTCAGCAATTGGTTGTCATGAGTAGGGTGGTTGAAGGTGACCAAAGGTTGTTCCATGAAAAGGTGTTGCCTCAAATCTTAGAGGCCTTTGGTATTACTGACTGGGGGTTGAAACTGCCTAATCCTGAGGAAAAGGCTGAAGCTACTCGTATTAGCTTCTCTCAACAGAAGGCTCAAATTGCTAACCAGTTCATTGCTCTAGGGTTTGAAGTAC